GTCCCCTTTTCTCGCGTGCACGCAAACAGGGACGAAAAATTTCTGCGCGAATCCATGACTGTTAAGGGCCCCCTTAACAGAAAAAAATTTTGCGCATGATGTTAGGACTCCTAACACCTTAACAATCGATGACTCTCAGGCGTGCCGGTTTCGCCCTTGTGGACGCCATATTGAGCCGCACAAGGCGGAGTGCGGCCGAAGCCGGTACGACCTGAGAACCAACGGAGCCAAGTATGAACAGCACCCCCGGCCCGAAGGCCAAGGCGGCAGCGCGCGCCAAGCGCGACCCGACGCACGATGAGTTGCTCGAAGACGAGATTTCGAAGCTCGCGCAGGCCAAATTCGTGGCCAGCGCGGCGATTGACTCCGCGATTGCGCTGCAACGGGAGAAGTTGCCGAATCGGAACCCCACGGCGACGCAACTGAAACAGAAGTCGAAAGTGAAGCTGGAAGACGTGCGGCAAGAGCTGCTCGTGCGCGTGGCGGAAGGGGAGAGCGTTTTCACGGTTTGCCACGATGAACACATGCCGGCGCGCGCCACGATGTACCGCTGGATCAGGGAAGACAGCCAATTCAAGCAGGAATACGAGGCGGCACTGGAACAGCGCGCGGATAAGTACGTGGAGATGATCGCGGACCTGTCGGAGCACATGCAGATGCGCGCCAAGATGGGCGCCAGCAACGAAGAGATGACGGCGCTCAAAACGCACATCAATTCGCTCCAGTGGATCGCGGCCAAGCTGAACCCGAAGAAGTACGGCGAACGCCAGCACCTCGAAGTGGACCAGACCATCAAGCTGGACGACAAGCAGATCGACTCGCGCCTGCAAGCTCTGGTCGAAAAGGCCAAGAACGCGAAGAAGCCCGAATGAACTTCCGCCAGATCGCGCTCGACCCGGACGATACGAAGTTCAACGCCGACTGGCTGGCCGCGCTGCTGGAGACGTTCTCGCAACTGTGGGAGCGCCACACGCTGCGGCAGGAATTCCTCGGGAGCCCGCACTGGCAGACGCAATGCATCTACGTGCGCGGCCCAAAGGACTTCACCTTCGAAGACTACTTCGGCAGTACCTACGCCGAAGACTATGACGTGCCCAAGCTGGTGTTCGATGCGGTGGCCGAACTGGTCACGCCGGTCTATCGCGCGACGCGCGCGACCGCGCTTGGGCGCGTGCTCATTGTGAAGATGCCGCCCGGTGGCCAGTTGATCGACCACGTGGACGAGGGGCTGTACGCGCAGACCTATGAGCGCGTGCACGTCGCGCTCACGACGAACGATGAATGCGCGCTCGTCTGCAACGGCGAACGGCTGCACCTGCCGGTGGGTGAAGCGTGGTGGTTCGACCATCGCGCGCCGCACACGGCCGACAACCACGGCGAGACGGAACGAATCCACCTCATCGTGGACCTGATCGCGCCTGAGCTTAGGAACCACGATGGAATTCGTAACGCTGCCGCTTGAAGAGGTGCGCGCCCTGTTCACCGGGGAAATCGGCCGCTACGAAAGCTTCAGGTTCATCACGACGCCCTTGCTTAACGTGCCCGCGCCCTCGGCGTGGCTGGCCGCGAGCCCGCCCAAGCCGCGCGGCGCGCAGTGGAAGCGGGAGCAATCGAAAAGGCGGTATCGCTGATGGACCTGACCACTCTGAACCTGGACGCGCTGACGGTTGACGAGAAGCGCGAGCTGCTGGACCTGTTGGAAATCAAGCAGCAACGGAAGGATCAGAACAAGCTCAGGGACTACGCGCCGTATCCGAAGCAGAAGGAATTCCACGCGGCGAGCGCATACGCCGGCGTGATTGACCGGCTGCTGATGGCGGGCAACCAGCAAGGGAAAACGTGGTCGGCGGGCTTTGAGACGGCGATGCACCTGACGGGGCTTTACCCGGACTGGTGGACCGGCAAGCGTTTCGACCATCCGACCGTGGGCTGGGCGGCCGGCGTGACGGGCGAATCGACGCGAGACAACCCGCAGCGGATTCTGATGGGCCGCCCCGGTTCGTGGGGAACGGGCTCGATTCCGGCGGACTGCATTATCTCCGTCACGCGAAAAGCGCACGGCGTAGCCGACGCGCTGGATAACGTGAAGGTGAAGCACGTCAGCGGCGGCACCTCGATTGTGTACTTCAAAGCCTACGAACAGGGCCGCGAGAAATTCCAGGGTGAAACGCTCGATTGGGTCTGGTTCGATGAAGAGCCGCCGATCGACATTTACACGGAAGGGAAGACGCGGACGCAGGCCGGTGACGAAGGGCGCGGCGGGATTACCTACATCACGTTCACGCCGTTGCTGGGTATGTCGGAAGTCGTGCGGCGGTTCTTGCTCGACAAGGTGCCGGGGTCGCATGTCACGAACATGACGATCGCGGACGCGCTGCACTACACGGAGCAGCAGCGGGCGCAGATCATCGCGGGCTACCCGGCGCATGAGCGTAAGGCTCGCGCGATGGGAATTCCGATGATGGGTTCCGGGCAGGTGTACCCGATCGAACCCGAAATGATTATGGAGCCGCCGGTTCAGATTCCATGGCACTGGCCACGGATCGTGGGCGTGGACTTCGGCTGGGACCATCCGGCCGCAGGCGTGTGGATGGCGTGGGACCGCGAGACGGACACGATCCATGTGTACGACTGCTACCGGATCAAGGAACAGACCAGCATCTATCACGCGGCCACGCTGAAGAGCAAAGGCTCGTGGATTCCGGTCGCGTGGCCGGTTGACGGGCTGCAAACGCGCGACGGGAAACAGGCGATGGTTCAGTACCGGAACCACGGCGCGAACATGCTGGAGAAGCACGCGACGATGCCCGATGGTGGCACCTCACTTGAGGTGAGCGTGCAGGACATGTTGGAGCGGATGCAGACCGGGCGGTTCAAGGTCGCTTCGCATCTCTCCGACTGGTGGGAAGAGTTCCGGCTCTATCACCGCAAAGACGGCCTGATTCAAGACATCAACGACGACTTGCTGAGCGCGACGCGCTACGGCGTGATGAGCATTCGTCACGCGGTGACGCCCGCGCCCGAACGGTCGTTTGTCCCTCAGTTTCATATGTTGGATAGCGAAGCCGGCTATTGATCGGCACGCACTGGAGCAGCACATGAGCGCACTTCGTCGCGGCGTCGATAAGCCGCATATCGCGTGGTCCAAGTATTGGGGATGCTACGCCGTCACTTTCATGGGCTTGACCCGGCTCGGTTCCACGGCGGTCGCCGCGTGGCACGCCTATACGGCCGCGCGCCGTGCGGGAGCGAAGCGATGAAAGTGTCTCGCGGAAGGATTGTCCATACGCTGGGTCCGTGGAGCAACGGGCATTCGGAACAGGCCGCGATTGTCACGCACGTCCATGGCGACGGCGAGATGGCCGGCGAGCTGGTGAACCTGACCATCTTCGTGGATGAGGGCATGCCCCTGATTCAAGGCGGTGTGCCGTGGTTCCCGACCCGCGAGGTTGCACTTGCGACGCTTCAAGCGACGCAGAACAGCCTTGTTCCCGGCGCTCGCGCCTGCTGGTTCCCGGAGCGCGACGAATGAGCTTCAAAGTCTCCAACGTGTCGCTGCTGAACAAAGTGGGCGAGCACGAATATGAATCGTTCCTCGAAGTGACCATTGACGATCAGCCTTACCTGATTCACCGCAAGCACGGCCACGAAATCGAGATAGCCGGCTGGGATGGCGACATCGATGCGGTGAAGCGCCAGACCTACGAAAGCATGAAGGCGTCGATGATGTGGGCGATTGAGAAAGCACTGTTTGACGGGGTGACGTATGAATGACCATCTGCCGTATGGCCCGATGGGCCAGAGCCCGGTCGCCGGCGCCATGCAGGACGCGAAAACGCTCGAAATGGTGTACGACGAGTACGCGCGGGCGCGCAAGAAGCTCGAATTCCCCTTTCCCAGCAAGCTGCCCCAGCCGGTGCAGATCGGCGCGGGGCATGACCCCGTGAATCACCCGAAGCATTACACGTCCCACAAATCAGGGGTAGAGTGCATTCAAATCACGGAGTGGATGTCCTTTAATCTGGGCAACGTTGTAAAGTATCTTTGGAGAGCCGACGACAAAGGTGCCCCGATTGAAGACCTCAAAAAAGCAAAATGGTATCTTGAGCGGGAAATCGAGCGCCGCGAAAAAATGCAGCGCTGAGGGTTGTGACAGGCCATTCAAGGCGCGCGGAATGTGCAGCACGCACAACGTTAAGATGCGGCGCTTGGGGCTGCTTCCGGTCCTTGGGCCGAAGCCGCCGATAGCGTGCAAATACGTGGGTTGTGAAAAGCCGCACTACGCCAAGGGGGCATGTCAGTACCATTGGCTCAGAGAGAGGCGCGGAATTTTTTCTGACGCTGACATGGGGCGTAGGCGAAACGGTGTCGCGGCAGAGCGCAATGGGGCGGGTCAAAAGCAGTGCAACACATGCGAGCTGTGGCTGGACCCTGCGCAGTTCATGCGCCACAAGGCGACATCGGACAGTCTTCAGGTGCGATGCAAGCAATGCACTTACATAGAGCGGCATCGCACGCAGTACGGTCTTTCACGCGCTGACATCGCGCGCATCCTGCATGCACAGGATCACAAGTGCGCGATTTGTCTACGTGACATCTCTAGGCGCTACGTGGTTGACCACGACCACGCGTGCTGCCCCGGCATACGATCCTGTGGAAAGTGCGTGCGCGGATTTTTGTGCGACACCTGCAATCTAGGGATCGGCGCGTTCCAAGACGATACCCCGCGAATGCAGGCGGCGGTCAAGTACATACGAAAGCATCGGAAGTAACCGAATTCTAAGGCCCCGAAAGGGGCCTTTTCATTTGCCCCAAGGAACGTACGGCCACGAAGCTGACGACACTTGGACCAGCCGCAGTCTGTTCCCGCAGACTGCTTCGCCGGAAGCCCCCTGCCAAGGGGGCTTTTTTATTCCAAGGACGCCACATGACTAGCCGAGCACAGATTGAGACGCGCATCACTGCCGTCGAGTACGTGAAGCGCGGAACCAAAACGCTCGCGTTCGTCGCGTTGGATAACGGTTGGGTGCAGTCAGGAGAAGCCGACTGTGTGAACCCCGCCATTTATGACTCAACAGTAGGGGCGCAGATCGCCTATGAGGACGCAGTAAACCAACTGTGGCCGCTGTTGGGATTCCTGGAAAAAGAGGACGCGTACCGAGCGCAGAAGGCACTCGATGGAGTGCGTCCCGAGTAGTACACGCACCCAGGAGCCGGGGATGGATGCTGACATCTGGAAATTCGCGATCACCTTCATCGGCTCCGGTGGGCTGGTTGCTGCACTCCTGAAGATTATCGGTCCCGCGCTGAAGTTGAACAGCGTGGGCAACGATTCGAGCGCCCGCGCCATTGCGCAGTGGGAAAAGCTCTATGCCGAGCAAAAAGAGGAATCCGCCGCCGCGCTCGCGGCACTGGAAGTGGCGAAGGAGAGTGCGGCGAAATCCGAGGCTCGTGCATCTAAAGCCGAGCGCAAGACCGCCGACCTCGAAGCGAGGCTGGCGATTGCGTTCGAACGAATCCGCCAACTCGAAGAGAAAAGCCCATGACCCATCAAGCAAAACGCGCCCGCGCTACGTATGCGCTTCTTGCCTTGCTGATCGTCCTCCTGCCGATGACTGGATGGTTCGCACGCTCCGCGAGCGAAAAGACGAATAACGACCTCCCTACGGTTTTCCGCCAGTCCGATTTGATCGGCGTACGCGCTTGCGGGCCGCTTTACACCGTCTCTCAGAGGGCTGACCATGTTCGACGTTGAGAATCCGGCTGAAGAGGCGCTTGACCCCATGCACGGGGACGATCAAGCGGCCGAACAGGACGCTATCGCCAAGGAAGAGCTGGCGCGCGTCGAACGCCTTCAGATGTTTCAGGAAATGCTGTGCACGCGGCGCAAAGAAGCGGTTGCGGCGCGCGTCGCGAGCAGCGTTGAACGCCGCTGGCTGGACGATTTGGACGGCTACCACGGCCGCGACTCCGCCACGCGCCGGATTGAGATGATGGACACGCTCGCCGGCCGTGGTTCGGTGCCGCGCGGGGGCTCTTCGGGCGATTCGCAGACCTCGAATCGCTCGACGGTGTTCGTGCAGCTCACGCGGCAGAAAACGAACGCGGCCGCAGCGCGCGTTTCGGACATGCTGTACCCGCAAGACGACAGGAATTGGGGTATCAAGCCCACGCCGGTGCCCGAATTGCTGAACGCGGCCAAGCAGCAGAACAGTCCGGCGGTGATTGACCCGCAAACGAACCAGACGCTGCCGCATCCGAACGTTCCCGGCCAGAATTTGACCCTCGCGGACCTCGCTGCCGAGCAAATGCAGATCGCTCAAGAGAAAGCGAAGGGCATGGAGCGGGAAATTGACGATCAGTTGACCGAATGCATGTACAACGCAGAGGGTCGCAAGGTCATTCAGGACGCGGCGATGCTCGGAACGGGCATTCTGAAGGGTCCGGCGGTGATGAACCGCATCGCGAAGAAGTGGAAATCCGTTAAATCGGTCGATCCGCAGACGCGAAAGACGCAAATCGTCCAAGTGCTCGAAATGATCGAGCAGATTCGCCCGCGTAGCTACCGCGTGGACCCGTGGGACTTCTATCCGGACCCCGCGTGCGGCGAAAACGTGCAGGACGGCTCGTATGTGTTCGAACGGGAGTTCATGCCCGGTCGGCGGCTGGCCCAACTGGCGAAAGTCCCCGGTTACAACGCTCATGCGATCGTGCTGTGCCTGCAAGAAGGGCCCCAGCACGTGCGCGCGGAAGAGGGTTCGTACAACGAGAACCAGCGCGCGGCCGGCGAAGCCTACGACCAGTCGAATGCGTACGACGACAAGCGTTTTGAGATTTGGACGTACACGGGCGACGTGTCGCGCGAGGATTTGGAGACGGTTGGGGTCAAAATCCCCGACGATCTGGAGTCCTGGCTGACGACTTTCAGCGGTGTGATCGTGATGTGCAACTCGCGCATCATCAAAGCGATGCTGAACCCGCTGGATACGGGCGATTTCCCCTATGACGTGTTCGTATGGGAGCGCATGGCCCTCTCGCCGTTCGGCGTGGGCGTCCCGTACCTCATGCGCTACGCGCAGCGCACGCTGAACGCCGCATGGCGCGCGATGCTGGACAACATGGCGTTGTCGAGCGGCCCGCAGATCATCATGAACCGCAAGGCAGTGACCCCGGCTGACGGTAGCTGGAACCTGACCGCGCGGAAAATCTGGCACATGACCGGCGACAACGACGATGTGCAGAAAGCCATGATGGTTTTCGAAGTGCCTTCGCATCAAGCCGAAATCAGCAACATCATCCAGATCGCGCAGCAGTTTGCCGACGAGGAAACCAGCCTCCCGCAGATCGCGCAGGGCGAGAAGGGCACCGCGCCGGATACGGTCGGCGGCATGTCGATCCTGATGAATAGCGCGAACACGGTGCTGCGCCGACTCGTCAAGCAGTACGACGATCAGGTGACGCGCCCGCACATCCGGCGCTATTACGACTGGAACATGCAGTACAGCACGAAGGAAGACATCAAGGGCGACTTTGAAATCGATGCCCGTGGCTCGTCTGTCCTGATTGTGCGCGACCAGCAGCAACAGGCTGTGATGCAGATGTTCGAGTTCGCGCAGAACCCCACGTTTGGCGTTTACGTCGATCCGATGAAGCTCTTCAAAAAGGGCTTGGAGATGAACCATCTCACGCCGGATGACGTGATGCGTTCGGACGCGGAGATTCAGCAAAAGATGAAGGAGATGGCGCAGCAGAAAGCCCCGCCGGACCCGCGCGTGCAGGCCGCGCAGATCACCGCGCAAGCTCGCCTCGAAGAAACAAAGATTCAAAACGATGGCGAGAAGGCGTACATCGACACGCAGGCGCAGATTGCCCGCGACGATCATGCCGCACGCATGGGCGAGCTTCAGATGAAGCGCGAGTTGGCGATTCTCGAATACGCCAACAAGAACGGCATGCAGCTCATGCAGATCAAGGCCGACCTCGCGCAGCTCGCGCTGAAGTTGAACAGCGACCGCGCTATGAAAACCGCTGAGCAGATGACCCGCGCCAAGGGCTCCGAACCTGGACCCGGCGACGGCGCGGCCCCCTCTCTTTCACCGGACACGCCCCTCCAATGAGCACGAAAAGCACGATTCAAGCTTCCCTCGGGAACAACAACATCCTCACCGTGACCTTCGACAGTCTGTTGAACGGTGAGGCCGGCGACGTGATTGGCCCGGATCGCAACCTCTGGTCGGATCGCTCGGTGCAGGTGTCTGGCACCTTCGGCGCGTCCGGCACGGTGGTGTGGGAGGGCTCGAATGACGGCGTGAACTTCTTCACGCTGTCGTCCCCGCAAGGCACGTCGCTGACCTTCACGTCTGGCGGGCTGAAGCAAGTCCTCGAAGGCGTGCAGTTCGCGCGCCCGCGCGTGGTTTCCGGCGACGGCACCACGAATATTCAAGTCACCCTGTTGCTTCGCCTGCCGACGATGCGCGCCGGTTAAGGAGGTCCTATGGTCCAAAAGGTCATTCTGCGTCGCGGGAACATCACCGGTTTCAAGGGCGAAGTGACCCTTGGCGAAGACTGCCGGACCTTGTACCTGCATGACGGCATTACCCCGCACGGCATGCGCGTGGCGATGGTGAGCGAGCTGGGTGAGGGCGGGGGCGGCGACCCCGGCACCGGCGCGGTTACGTCCGTGGCCGGCCGCACCGGCGACATTAATCTGGTCGTCGCAGACGTGGCGGGCGCGGCGCCCAGCGTCAACCCGAACCTCAGCAATCCGACCCTGACCGGCACGGTTTCCGTGCCCACGGTGTCGGCCGACACAAGCAACACGCAGGCAGCGAGCACCGCGTACGTCCTCGGACAGGCGGCGAACACCACGCCGCTGGTCGAATCGGGCAGCGGCTCAATCGGCAGCTCGACGCGCTTCGCGCGGGCCGATCACGTGCACCCGGCGGCCGCCGGCGGCGGGGGCGGCACGACCACGGTACGCGAGTCCGCGCTGCGCAACTGGAAGAAGTCCAACACCGGCCGCATTGTGTCGCTGATGGGCCGCGCGCAGTCGGGTTTCTCGCGCGGGCGCATCTTGCTCATCGGGGACTCGTACACGGCGGGCTACGCGGGGGCCGGCAACGGCTTCGCCGGTGGCCGCGCGCAGTCGTTCGGCTCGCATCTGGCGCGGGCCATGGCGGGGCGCGGGATGGCCGCCTCGGCCGATTGGGCGCTGGGTGACGGCAACGGCGGCGACATTCCTACGCTGGTCGGCTATGACCCGCGTCTGGTGTTCACCGGCGCGAGCTTGCTGACGGACTTTCGCGGCATCGGCGGCAGTAGCTGGACCTTCGACACGGCGGGCGACAAGGTTTCATTCACCCCCGGCGGTTCGTTCGACACGGTTGAAATTCTCGTCATGGCCAACAACACGGCCGGCGTGTCGGGGAACTTCGACGTGTTCTTCAACGGCTCCGGCACGGCCGCGTTCACGGTGGCCAGCAACGACCTGATGGGGGTCAAGAAAGTCACCCTGACGGTGCCGGCATCCGGGACCGCGACATCGGTGCAGCTCCAGCGCAAGACGAACGCGACCTTCATCGCAGGGCTCGGCACGCGCCTCGCGGGGAAGCCGGGGATTGAAGTCATCAATGCGGGCTCGACGGGCTCACCGTTGTCGATCTACGCGCTGCCGGGGACGTCGAACGGCGACGAGAACACCTGGAACACCCGCAACGCCGCGACGGCGCTGCTGGATTCCAACGCGCTGAACGTCACGATCATTAACGGCTGGTACAACGACATGGACGGCGGGGCGACGATTGCCGCGACGCAGACGCACCTGTCGAACCTCATCACGGCTGCGAAGGCGTGGGGCGATGTGATCTTCATTGGTTATGCGCCGCTGGACCCGGCCGACACGCCGCTGGTGACATACAACCAGTGGCAGGACGCGATGTACGCGACCGCGACGGCCGCAGACATCCCGATCATCGACCCGCCCGCGCAACTACCAGTCTATGCAACCGGTATCAGCCAAGGCATGTACGGCGACCCGCTGCACCTGAACGGCTCCGGTCATGCAGTAATCGGCCGCGCGATCCTGCAAGCGCTGGAAGACATCGCGTAACGCGCCCCCGTTTCGCCCCTTCTCACTGCTCACCTGTTAAGGGCTACTAACGGCCCGAAGGAACCCCCATGTCTGATACCCAAGCAATCACCGGGACGATGCAGGTAGTCGTCACGGATGACCAACTCGCGCAGATGGCCAAGGCGGTCGATACGCCGCCCCCGGCGCCGGTAATCAATGACGCGCAGTTTCGCGCAGCGGCCGAAGCGCTGACGCACGGCGCGCGCATGTACCACGGGATGCTCGACGCGGCCGCCGCGCTCAACCAAGTTGGTTCGCTGGGCGCGGCTATCAGCGAACGCCAGAGCGCGCTCAACGGTCTGGACACGTCCATCAACGAGCGCAAGGCGCGGCTCGCGGCGCTGGATGACGCCGTGACGACGCAAGTCGTCAACAACGAGCGCGCGATGAACGAAGCGCTGCGCGCGGCGAGCGACAAGTTGCAAGAAGCCTCGGCGCAGGCCGCGACGATCGTGAAGACGGCGCAGGACAACGCCACGGCGCTGACCCTCGCGTCCCGCGAGAAAGCGAGCGAGCTGCTGGATCAGGCGAACAGCACCGCCTCGCAAATCCAGCTTCAGACGGCTACCGAAGCGCAGAAGGTCAAGGACCTCGAAGCGAAGCAAGCCGAACTGCAAGGCCAAGTCAACGACCTCGAAACCCATATCGCAGTGGCCAAGGCCAGTCTGCGCCAACTGCTTGGAGACTAAGCCATGACTATCGGCATCGCAGCAAACGCGCGCAACGCCATGTTGGACGCGCTGACGACTTTCGTAGGCGCCTCGGCCAAGCTGCGTTTCTATGACGGCACGCGGCCGGCGACGGGCGGCACGGCCACGACGCTGCTGGCGGACCTCGCCTGTTCGGCCACGTTCGCACCGGGCGCCTCGGGCGGGGTGCTCACGCTCAACGCGATCAGCTCCGCAGCGGCCGCCGCGACCGGCACCGCTACGTGGTTCCGGATCGTCAAGTCGGACGGCACCACGGTGCTTCTGGACGGTTCTGTCGGTACTTCTGGCGCCGACATCAACCTGAATTCGACCAGCATTTCCAGCGGCGCGACCGTTAGCGTGACTTCGGCCACGATCACGGCGGGCAACCCGTAAGCGGGAGACTTTATAGGAGAGAGCCGTGGGCAATCTGAGCGGTTCCTTTTCGTCCTATACGGGTAACGCCGCCACTGAGTTTTTCAACCTCACGACGCCGACGCGGTTTGACTGGATTCAGTTTCCTCAGTCGCCCACGTCGCCTAATCGGAAGCTCGGGGGCGGCTCGACCATTGGGCTGCCGACCGCGATCGGCCCCGGCACCAAGTCGCTCTTGGGGTTCAACGGTAGCTACGGCCTGACTTGGACCGATGGCACGCCGACCACAAGCGCCACGAAGTCGGAAGACGGCACCTACCTCAGTCCGGCGACGCCGACGATCGGGCAGGGCATTCAGATCGTGCTGCCGGCCGACACGGACACGCGCACGCTTGAAGTGTATTGGGGCTCCTACAGCTCCGCGATCAAGATGGTGGCGACGCTCTCGGACGGGAGCGCGGCCGACTACACAGAGACGCACGTAACCGGCGGCACGGGCGTCTCGACTTATTTCCGTTCGACGCTGGTCTACACGGCGAACAGCGCGGGGCAGACCCTCACGCTGCAAATGACGGTCACGGCGCTGTCCGGCGGGCAGGGTAATACCTGGCTCATGGGCGCGGCCTACACGAAGAGCACCAACCCGTCCGGCACGCTGGGCTCGACGCTGGGCGCGGCCACGATGGCCGCAACGGGCGCGCTCTCGGGCGGCGCCGCCGGCACGATGGCGCAGACGCTGGCCAACGCGGTGTCGAATGGCTGGACGGGGACGGTAGGCGTGGCCGGGACGATGGGCGCGACCCTAGGCGCTGCGACCAGTGCCAGCACGGCCACGGAAGTGTTCACCGGCTTTCCCAGCCTGTTGCTCGCTGACGAGGTAATGGCGGGCGCGGGCGCGTTGAAGTTCAGCGGCTCGCTGGCGCAGACGCTGGCCGCGTTCGTGTTCGGCGGCGGGGGCGGCAACCCCACGGCCGGCGCCTTCACCACGACGCTACAAAACGCGCTGGCCAACGGCGCGGGCGCGGTGACGAACAGCGGCACGATGGCGCCGACGCTGCAAGGCGTCACGTTCGCGGGCGCGGGCGGCAAGGAAATCAGCGGGGCGCTGGCCACGACGCTGGCGCCGGCCGCGAGCGCGATGCCGACGCAGGAGATTTTCTCCGGCTCGCTGCCGATCGCGCTCGGCATAGCCCAAACGAGCGTGGTCGCGAAGCTGATCTACAGCGGCACGTTCGCGGTGACGCTTCAGGGCGCGACCTTCGCAGGACTCGGGCAGTTCTATGTACCGGGCGGATTTATGGCGGTGACGCTGCAAAACTTCGTCATGAACACCCAAGGCCAGAACGTCGAACCCACGAACGTATTCGAGATGGGTTACTGGATCACCAGTCACCGGCGCACGCACGAACTATGAAGATCGATCCGACATCGCTGACATGGCGCGCGGTGAATGCCTATCTGCAAGAGAGGCTTTCCGCGTGCCGCGAAAAGAATGACAAGGCGCTTGACGCTCTCGCAACGGCCACGTTGCGGGGCGAGATCAGCGCCCTCAAAGATTTACTTGCCTTGCCTTTCCAGGTTACGCAAGTCGAAAGAGACGATCCGGGTTACGGCACCGATTCACTGGACTGAAACCCCGATCGCCTGAAATCTGGCCCGCCATAGAGCGGGCTTTTTTATGACTGGAGCGCAGCACCATGACCGGCAACGCAGACGCAAATACCCAGCAACAGACAGCGGAAGACCTGTGGAACGAGGAACTTGCCGCCTCGGCCGATAGCGCCGACGCCGCGAGCACCACGCCTGCACCGGAAGCTGAAGTTGCAAAGCCTGACCCCACTCCGGTTTCTACGCCGGCCGCAGACCCGTACGAGGGACTGCACCCTGCAATTCGCAAGCAGTTGGAAGATCAAGCCGCATTGGCCGACCGGCTCCGGAAAACGGAAGGCCATATCGGTGGACTGACTTCTGAGCTGAAGCGTACCCGTGACGAGCTGGCCGCCGCGAAAGCCGCCGCTACGCAAGTCAAGGAAGCGCCGACAGCCGCAGCGGTCGCTGCCGCGCACAAGAGCACGGAAAAGTGGGACCAGCTCAAAGAGGATTTTCCCGAATGGGCAGAAGCCCTCGAAGAACGCCTTGGCAGTAATGCCCAGCCGGACGTCGAAGGGTTGCGGAGCCGCATTCAGGAAGAGCTGACGGCACAGCTCGGGCCGAAGATTCGCAACGAATTGAAGGCTGAGATTGCCGCTGAGACTGAAGGAAGGCTTGTGGGCATTGCTCACCGTGGATGGAAACAGACGGTCAACACCGCTGAATTCGCCACGTGGCTGGCCAATGCACCGCCGGAAGTGAAAGCGCTCGCTGACAGCACCGTCGCAGAGGATGCGATCGAATTGCTCGATTCGTTCAAGGCCCAAGTCGCGCAAGCACCTGACCCTTCGAAGATCGCAGCAAGTCGCAAGCAACGCCTCGCGGATGCGGCAACGGTAGCCCGTGGGGCCGCCGCGACCGAACCCGTTAAATCGACGGCAGACATGACGCAGCAAGAGCTGTGGGACTTCTACGCGAAGAACCCGGCATTGCTCGATCGTCGCTAGGAGCCAGCAATGGCCACGCAAGGATACGGGACGAGTCCCGGACGCAATAGCGGTAACGCCGTAGGTACGTCGCCCTCACGGGCGGTAGCGACCAAGGCTGTACCGCTCATCAGACAAGCAATGGCCAAACCGGCCAAACCCAAGAAGGGGAAGAAATCATGACGATGCAAGGTTACTCCACCGCACCCTCGCGGAACCTGATCCGTGCTGAACAGCAAATGCTCAAGCACGCCGAACCGATCATCGTTCTCGGCACCTTCGGTACGCAGAAGGAACAGCCGAAGAACAAGACGGACACGATCGTGTTCCGCCGCCTGAACCCGTTCAACATGCAGTCGAACGGCACGCCGGGTATCGTGGCGAACAGCTTCGTGCTGGCTGAAGGCCAGACGCCGAACAGCAACACCATCAGCTACACGGACGTGTCCGTGACGCTGCAACAGTACGGCGTACTGTTCAAGTTCAGCTCGAAGGCTGAAATGATGTACGAGGACGACATCCCGGCCGACATGGCGACCCTCACCGGCGAGACGCTCGCTGAAGTGAGCGAGCTGATCCGCTACGGTGTCATCAAGGCCGGCACCTCGGTGATCTATTCGAACGGCGCTTCGCGTTCGGCTGTGAACACCCCGATCAGCCTGAACATGCTCCGCAAGGCAGCGCGTTCGCTGGAAAACAACCGCGCCAAGGCCAACACGTCGAAGCTGGCCAGCGGCCCGAACTTCGGTACGGCGCCGGTCGAAAGCGCATACATCGTGTTCCTGCACACGGACGCGGAATCGGACGTGCGTAACCTGCCGGGTTTCGTGAAGGTGGCTGAGTACGCGCAGCAGAAGCCGGTTCACGAACGCGAAATCGGTTCGTGCGAGCGCTTCCGTTTCGTCACGTCGCCGCTGCTCGCACCGTTCGCGGCTGCGGGCTCGGCCACGCTCAACGGCTGCTACTCGGTCGGCGGTTCGAACGTGGACGTTTACCCCTGCATTCTGATGGGCCAGGACGCGTGGGCGAGCGTGAGCCTTAAGGGGCAGGGCGCGATCAAGCCGACGATTCTTAAGGCGTCCGACACGAACCACGCGAACCCGCTGGGCCAGTTTGGTTACTGCGGAGCAAATTTCTGGACCGCATCTGTTCGTCTCAATGAGAACTGGATGGCGCGCCTCGAAGTTGGCGTAACCGCTCTGTAATCCTGAATGCCCGGCTTAGGCCGGGCAGGAGAAAACCATGGCAGCAGAAAGCATCGGTCAACGTATCAACGCGTCCGGACTCGATGCAGGGACGCAGCGCCAGATTCTGGCGCTGCTCAATTCCCTGCTCGTGGACGTGCAAGCGTTGAAGACGGCATTGAACACCCACACGCACGGCGGCATCACGACCGGCGCTGGTACGTCCGGCGTCGCGAACGCGGCCACGGTGGGCACTCTGAACACCAACGTATAAAGGAACAGACATGAGCCTGAATCTCACTGGCCAATTCGGTGGCGGCAATATCGCACTGAGCAAGGCGGGCCTCGCCGCTGGCACGACGACGACCTATTCGGTTGCGAACCAGACGGACTTCGCAATCAACGGGCAGATTTTCCGCAAGGCCGCTGCGACCAACGCTGCAACGCCGACCACGGACGGCAACACGGGCGTCGCGTTCAAGGCGCTCTCCGCGAATCAAGCGTGCACGTTCGTGTTCGCCCTCGACTCGGCCGGCGCCGTGTCGGTCGCGCAAGGCCCGATCGTGAGCAACATCGATCTGCTCGGCGGCGCTGCCGCTGCTCAGTTCCCGTTGCTCGCAGACGGCAAGACGGCAATCGGCTACCTGTTCGCGCAAGCGGGCGGCACGCTGGTGGGCACGTGGACGCTCGGCACCAACAACCTGTCGGGCGTGACGGGCATGACCTACACGTTCCGCGACGTGTTGGCTCTGCCGACTGCGCCGATCACGGCGTAAGCCAAAGCAGTAGAAGCGCCTCAATCCAGTCCTGGCCCCCTCGGGGGTCTGGTTTAAACGGCCGTCCTTCGGGGCGGCCGTTCTTTTTGGGGCGCACATAACATCTCTGGAGAGAAGCATGAACAAACCCACTCCGTCGCAAGCGCGCGGCGCGATCGACTCGGACAGCGTACTGATCGAAGGCGATAAGCCTCTCACGCTGGGCGAGATTCGCGACGCGCACGCTTCGCCCGGTGTCATCGAAGTCGAAGAGGTGACAGGCGCAAACATCTCGAATGATGCGCTGGCGCTCGAAGCCTTCATGAATGAAGTTGTCACGATCGTCATTGCTGAATCGGTCAGCGACGAGGACCTCCCGGTCATCGTGGTCGGTGTCAACGGCATCAATCAGCCGATCGTGCGCGGCGTGCCTACGCCGGTCAAGCGCAAGTATGTCGAAGCCCTCGCCCGCGCGAAGGAAACGAAATACCGACAGTCGCTCTCGGACCCGTCCGACCCCGGTTCGATCATCCAAGTGCCGCGTACAGCGCTCGCCTATCCGTTCTCGATTGAGCGCGATGCGAACCCGAACGGCCGCGCGTGGTTGGCCCGGATCATCCAGCAACCCGCATAAAACGAGGCGCGCATGAATTTTGTTCAACTGGTTGAAAACCTGCGCGTGGAGTGCGGTGCCTCGGGCTCCCCGCTGGTGACGGTTCAGAGCGTGAACGGCGAAATGCTGCGCCTGAAAAACTGGATCGCGGACGCCTGGAACGAAATTCAAGTGTCCCGCCAAGAATGGAAATTCCTGCGCGCCAAGTTCACGTTCAACACGCAAGCCAACAAGCAGCAGTATTCCCTCGCTGAGATGGGCGTGGCCAATCTCGACATGTGGAAGCAAAACAGCTTCTGGATTTACAACCCGACCTTCGGCCTGTCGGACCAGATGATTTTCGATCCGCTGCCGTGGGATGATTTCCGCGAAGCGTACATCCGTGGCCAGCAGACGGCGATGCGCCCGCAGCGCTTCGCGCTCGACGCGGATGACTCGATCTGGCTGGGGCCGCTGCCGGATGATGTCTACACGGTGAGCGGTGAATACTGGACCGATCCGGTGCAGCTCGTGGCGGACACGGACACGCCGGCCATGCCGGTGCAGTTCCACAAGCTCGTGGTGTACGAGGCGATGAAGAAGTTCGCCGGCTACGACGCGGCCACGGAAGTTTATCAACGCGCGGTGAACGAAGGCTCGCATCTGCGCACGATGCTGGAAGTCTCGCAACTGCCGGCAATCACGATCGATGGGGGCTTCTAATGGCCGCGTCGATCCCGAAAATGCCGCCGACGCAGACCGAATCGTTTCTGCTGAAGGGCGGGCTCGATCTGATTTCCCCCGCGTTGATGATCGACCCCGGCGCGCTGCGCGATGGGCTGAACTTTGAGTGCAACGTGCTGGGCGGATACTCGCGCATCCACGGCTATGAGCGCTTCGACGGCCGCCCCAGCCCGTCCGCGCAAACCTACTGGTCGTTCGTCGCGACGCTCACCGGCATGCTCTCGGTGGGGCAGACCATCACTGGCGCGACCTCGGCCGCGAGCGGTGTCGTGTGTCTGATCGACACGACCACGATTCCCGGAACGACGTTCGTCGCGATCACGAAGCTGACCGGGACATTCGCTGTCGCCGGTGAGGACATCAAAGTCGGCGCGAGCGTGGTCGGGCATGTCTCGGCCGCAGAAGCGCGTAACGGCGCGCCGAATGCGAAAGCCAATGCGCAGTGGGTGAAGGCGGCCGCCGACATCTACCGCGCCGACATCCAGCGCGTGCCGGGTTCCGGCCCGGTCTTGGGCGTGTGGATGTACATGGATGTGGTCTACGCCTTCCGCAACAACGTGGGCGGTACGGCCGCAGTCATGTGGAAATCGACTATCGCCGGTTGGGTGACGGTGACGACGCCCACGCTGTTGCCCGGTGGCAAGTATGAATTCGTGAACGCGAACTTCGGCGGCACGTCCGCGATGATGAAGATGTTCGGCTGCGATGCGACGAACAAGGCGTTCTCGTGGGACGGTACGACCTTCACGCAGATCAGCACCGGCATGGCGAGCGACGTGCCCCAGCACATCGAGTTTCACAAGAATTTCCTCTGGCTCTCGTTCGCGGCCAGTTTGCAGCACTCGGCCATTGGCGACCCATACACGTGGAGCGCGGTTGTTGGCGCTGGTGAAATGGCGCTGGGCGACGACATTACGGCGTTGCGTTCCTACACCGGCGGCAGCGCAACGGCGGGCTCTTCGACTTCGACCGATGCGATGCTGGTGACGACGAACAGCAAAACGTTCGTGGTCTATGGCTCCAGCAATGCAGACTTCTCGCTGGCCACGCACTCGCCTACGTCCGGCGCGGTGCGCGACAGCGTGCAGGTGGTGGATCAGCCGTACTACCTGTCGGACCTCGGGCTGGTGAATCTGGCGGTCACGGGCGCATACGGCAACTTCTTGATGTCGTCCCTCTCACAGGCGATTAACCCGTTCGTGGTCAATGAGCACTCGCGCGTGGTGTCGAGTTGCATCGTGCGCGCGAAGAGCCAGTATCGAATCTACTTCTCGGATGGCTATGGCATCTATGCCACGTTCCTGAACGGAAAGATCATTGGCCTGACGGTGGTGAACCTGAACATCGCGCTGCGCTGCATCGCGTCGCTCAAGCGTGCCAACAACGACGAAGTGATTTACGCCGGCTCTGATGACGGCTACGTCTACCAGTTGGAGCGCGGCCCGAACTTCGACGGTGGCCAGATCATTTCGTACATGAACCTCGCATTCGCGGCGTTCAAGTCGCCGCGCATGCGCAAGCACTTCCGCAAGGCAGTCATGGAAGTGAAGGGCGATGGCTACCTCGAATATCTCATGTCCTTCGACCTCGCTTGGGCGAACACGGACATTACGCCAACGCCGGCGCAGAACGCTGTGATCGCGCTCGCTTCGATCAATTGGGACACGTTCTTTTGGGACCAGTTCTACTGGGACGGCGTGAACAACGCGCCGACCGAAATCGGCTTGGACGGCACCGGCGAAAACATCGGCCTGAAGCTGGTTTCGCAAGCGGACTATATCCAGCCGTTCACGGTATCGAGCGTGATTATTCATTACACCCTGCGCCGCCAATTGAGGTAAGAACATGGCCAACGGTTACTACAGTCACACGACCTATCCGGGGACCAACTCGCAAGGCGCTTCGGCGCCGATGCGCGCGGAACTCGATGCGGTCATGTCGGGCTTTGCGCTGCTCCCGGACCCGCTGGGTTCGGGGCAGAAAGGCTTTGTCGGCGGGCAGTGGAATACCCCGATCATCGTCGGCGGCCTGATCGATAACGCGGTTATCGGCAGCATCACGAAGGCCGCTGGTTACTTCACGTCGCTACTCGCGAGCGGTGACATCACGCGCGACGGCTCGCCTACCACGAACCGCGCGATTCACTTCATGTCGAACGGCGTGAAGCGTGCATCGCTGTTCGTCAGCTCGACAGAGACCGGCAGCAATAGCGGCTCCGATGTCGTGCTTCAGACGTTCACGGACGCGGGCGCGCTGCTCAACACGGTTCTGCGCTTCGACCGTCCGACCGGCAAAGCGACGTTCTCCGGCGGCATCGTGGCAGCGTCGCTCGATGCGGCGCCGATCGGCAACACCACGCGCGCCACTGGCAAGTTCACTTCAATCGATGCGAGCCTGACGCTGAACGTGGGCGGGGTCGCGTCGTTCGGCGCGCAGCTCGGCGTCACCTCCGCGTTTCCCACGGTTGAATTCGCGGACAACACGCAGACGCTTCCGAACGGGCGCTTTCGGTTCTACTCATCGGCCAACATCTTCGGCCTGATGAAGAACACGGCAGCGGCCGGCGACTACTCGACAAACATCGCG